CACTATGGTATGCTTGAACTACAAGATGTACCCGACTTTAAATATATATTAATTCATTCAGGCAACACCGATGAGCATACTTCGGGTTGTATATTGACAGGAAATTCTCAACAAGATCTTGACTTAGGTAAAGACGGTATGATTGGACAGTCACGTAACGCGTATGAACGTATGTACAAAAAAGTGGCAGCAGTATTACTACAAGGTAAACCAGTCACATTAGAGGTTAGCAAGATAAATCTTGATGGTTCAAGCGAACCACAACAAAGTTCCGATAGTAAAATGTTACATGCTATTCACGAAAAAGTGACACGCATAGACAGTAAGCTAAGAGGAAAACCTATTATATAGATTGGAGTAATATGAGTGACGAACTCAAACAACTTGTTGAAAAAGTTGTATGGACATTCATCGAAGCATTCGGTTCTGCTTTGTTGGTTGGTCCTGCATTAGACCTAGAAATTACAACACTTGAAGCTGCAGCAATTGCAGGTGGCGGTGCCGTAATAGTAGTGTTAAAAGAGTATGCAAAAAAACAACTCGCAGGTAAGTAAACTTACCGAAACCCAACAGGACGTAGCACACAATGACGTAAAGGAGGGTGTTGCGCACCCTAATGGATGGGAACCAGGCGTTAAGTTTGATTATAAAACTAAAACTGGAACCATAACATCAAGGGCTATGAGTAGTTCAACTCCTGAATTTGATACTCTATTACAAGAGTGGGGATTCGATCCTAAAAAATATGCAATAGTTAATGATACATTGCGTGTAAGTACATGGGATATGAACGTCGGTAAGGGAGACATACATCAAGCATGGGCATATAAAGCACAGATTGTAGCAACAGAAGCAACCATAGATCAAGAAGACTATACAAAGATAGAGAAATGGATACAGTCTTACAAGCGTAAAGCTAAACCTAAAGTAAAGAAAACTAAAGCTAGTTTTTTTGTAGCGGTTGCAGATCTACAGTTAGGCAAACGAGATGGCGGAGGTACTGAAGCTATTGTCAAAAGATTCTTAGAAAAAATAGACACAGTACGTGATAGGTATAACTTCTTACGTGCGGCAGGAGTAGAGATGGATCAACTTACTGTTGTAGGATTAGGTGATATCGTTGAAGGGTGCGTAGGGTTCTACCCACAAGCAATGGGACCTAACGGCGTAGAGCTAGACTATAGAAATCAAATGAAGTTAGCTAGAAGACTCATTGCTAAAGCATTAGTTGAATGGTCTAAAGACTTTGATGTTGTAGTAGTAGGTGCAGTTCCTGGAAATCATGGAACTAAAAGAATTGCAAAGAACTTAGCACCAACAGGTGAGATGGACAACTATGACCTAGAAGTCTTTGAACAAATAGGTGAGATCTTTGCAGACAAACCACAATACAATCACATTAAGTTTGTGATACCCGATGAACCCCATCTATCTATTAATGTATGCGGAACTAACATGAGTTTTACGCATGGACATCTTGCAGGTTTTAGTGGTACTGTAGAAAATAAACTTATGAACTGGTGGAAGAATCAAACCTTTGGTGGTTTTCATGCAGGATCCTCGTCGATTCTAGTGACAGGACATTACCATCACTTTAGACAAGTACATGATCCACGAACCTGGATCCAGGTACCTAGCTTAGATGAGAGTACTTACTTTGAACAACAAGCAGGTAAGAAAACTAGGCAAGGTGTAGTGACTATGGTTGTAGATAAGAATGGTCACAATAATTTAGAGATCGTATAAAGAAAAAACCTGGTCGGGCTAGACCAGGTTCTTCCTAATTGGGAAGGAGTTACCTTGAATAAAGGTTAACTACATTATCTAAGATACCATATGGTATAATTATATGCAACTCTTTTCTTAGGCGATGGGTTTCCTCCTTTACCTTCGTCTTTGGCAGCAAATTTGACATAGTTAAGTTTGCTGTTTTTTGTATAAAAATCTTGTCATCCGCTTTTTTGTGTATATAATTAAGAGTGGAAAGGTAAGAATGACTGCAATTGTAGATGACTATATGTTATCTGAATTACGTACATCTGTTGCTAAGACTGGTGCTAAGTTTCTAGTCTGTCGTAATGGTAAACCATTGTACATTGATTCTATAAAAGAACTGCAAGATTATTTAAAAGCAAATGATCTATTTATTTATGAGTTCGAGTTATGGAATAACATAATACATTATGTGTTTGTACGTGGTGAGCGTGGTGGCGATTAATACATGAACATATTTACAAGTAAAAAGGAGATGAAGAAGTGGGCGATAGCTATGGCTAACGCATGCGGTGGTCAAGAAGTAACACAGACATCACTTAAATTAAACAATCATCGTCCTGATAAAGTACAAAAGCTATCAGTAAAGTTTGTTCAGGATTACAATGAGCAAATGTTAGAAGCTATAAAGTTAGCACAAGGAGAGATCTCTTTACAAGAAGTAGGTAAGGAAGAAGAGTGAGTAAACCAAAAGAACCACGACAAGTGTCTATTATGTTTACTGACAACAGTACACGTGACTTTATAATTAGAGCTAATAGTGTAGAACAAGCAGAAAATTTGTTTGACTTAATCTATAATACAATGGAACAAAGTATTACAGATATATTACGACAATATGGAGTAAGAAAAATGACTAGCGTGTGGTGTGAGTATCACATTGATGAAGACATAGGAATGTCGGAGGAGGAATAATGGGTTGGCAAGATGAGTACGATCAAGTAGAGGATAGACTAGCAAAGTTTTGGGCAGCTAATCCTAATGGTAGAGTTTATACAGAGCAACTATCTATATCACCTGATCATCAAAGCATAGTTGTAAGAGCTATGATATATAAAGATATAGAAGATATAAATCCTGTAGCAACAGGTATAGCACAGGATCAGCAAGGTCCTAAAGGTGCTAACTTAACATCATGGATTGAAAATGCAGAGACATCTGCAATAGGTCGTGGACTTGCAAACTGGTACGGTTATACAGCAAAAGCAAGACCATCAGTCACAGAAATGCAGAAAGTGGAGAACTTGAAAGGTAGTGCGGGCAACCAACCTACCTCTAATGATAGGATATCTAATCAAGTTACCAAGAGTGTAGCTAAAACTAGCAATAGCAATAGTTATACTCCTCCACAATCTGTACAACAAAAGACAGAGGGATCAGTTGGTAACTTAGAAAATAAATCTACAGAAGAAGCACTAGAAGCAATAGGTATTGTAGTAGAGGAAAAGGTTGTTACTAACGGTACAATAGAACCTAAATGTTTAAGCTGCAAGAGTGATCTATGGGACAACAGAATAGATAAAGCTAATGGTAAGATCAAGGAAACTTATCCTGATTGGAAGTGTAAGAATAAAGATTGCGACAATGGTAACCCACGTATCTATTACATGGAGAGTTTCAATGCAGCAAAGCAAGCACCTGAAGAATGGTTCATGCCATCAATGCCAAAAGCTAAACCAATAGATGAGACAGCACCAGGTACAGCACCGTTCTAATGTTTACAATAGTAATTAAAGTGGATAGTGCAGGTGTATTCCAGGACATTGAGTTTGAAAATGCACCGAAGCACATACCAATAGATGTAAGGGAAGAGGTGGAACGTGGCTAAGAATATGTTTGATGGACCAGGTTATAAAATAGGTTCAAAAGAATTTGAAGAGATGGTGTTAGGAGTTATGATCAATAAACATAATGATCCTGATGAAGACTTTGATTTGGGCAATGACATACCGTCCACTTCCTAAACATTTAACAATACAACCTAGCAAGATAGATGGGCTAGGTCTATTTACATTAAAAGATATACCTATGAGTGAGTGTTTAGGCATAACACACGTAGAAGATTTCATAACTAAGAAGCTACATCGTACACCACTCGGTGGTTTTATTAATCATGCAGAAGATCCTAACTTACAAAGAGTTGAAGTACAAAGATACCACTATGTTTTTACAAGAGATCACATTGCAGCAGGTACAGAATTAACTTTACGTTACGAATGGTATAAACCAAAGGAGGAAGAATAATGGAAGACATAATACTAAAAATAATTAAACGACGCAAAACGCCTGAAAAAAAATACACACA